AAACTCTATCATCACTATTGTTCCATGAAACCTTTTGAATACTCATATTATAGAATAATATCAACTTTCTTGATTAATACAAAATCAACTACTAAATTAATCTTGTGTTCTTCCTTCACCTTTGGGATTTCTTGAAGTTCCCATTTTATCAGGAGCATTTACTTGTCTTTTTTGATCCCTTGTTCTGCTTTGAGTAGCCTGTGCAGTTTGCTCTGATTGCTGCTGTGGTTTAAGAATTACTGGATCATCTCCACCCTTGCGAGCAGGAAGCTTCTTTCTCATTCTTACATCGTTAGGAACAATAACTTGATTGCGAAGATAAACATCATCAATTCTACTCTGTGTTTCTTCATCTGTAAGAATAAGTTCATCAAATTTTAATTCAAATGCATCTGTAAACTCTTTAATAAATTTATTGATTCTTTCTTCCAAGTACTGCTGAGCAGGCTTACAAACCTGTTCTCTGAATGTTTTATCCGCATCTTTTGCATTTGCCAAGGATACTCCCTGGGGGGTACCAATCTTTGAAATAGGTACTCTATGAGCAAGAAGAATACGATCACGATTCTCAATGGTATAGTCTTTAAAGGATGCATCTTGTACTCCCGCTTCAACTGCCTCCATCTTAAATTCTACACGACTGTTCTCTCCATCAGAGGGAAGGGGGATATATAAAGATCGGTGATTTCTTCCTCTGAGTCCAGTCTGGAAGAACTCAAGAAGTTTGCGCTCTGAATCAGCATTAAGCCTTGCGCCCTTAACAGTAATAATATATCTTGGAACAGCTTTATTTTCAAAATAGTCTAGGTTATATCTTGAGGCAAATTCATCACCAGCAATTGCATTTTTAGCAGAAAGAATATCTGGAATCCCATAGTATGTATTTGTTGGAGCATATTTCTTGAAATGAATCACTTCGTTTGGACGGGGATCTGTACCAACTTGATCTTCAGTTGTAGAATCTCCATAATTTCTAAAATATGTATAGCGGTTATAAACAACCTGAACAAATCCGTCTCTATGTCTGCGAATACGCATAGTAATTGTTGGAATATGACCTAAATAGCCTATCTTCCCAGAGGAGGTTCTACCGATTTCCAAATAGGCATTTCCGGTTGTTTCATAGTCTGTATAAATTTTCTTCATTGTCTCCAAGAAGGTGTCATCCGAGTTCATAGATTCTAGGTAATCTTGTAAGTCTCTTTTGCCCCGCGCAACTTTTCGTCTCAAAGCATCAAGCTTTTTATCATCTTCCATTGCATCTTCAATTTTGTCAAGAGTTTTTTGAGTTTCTTCAAAGTTATATCCGAGCGAAACAACATTTGCCACTTTTGCATTAACTGCGGCGTGATGGAATGGAGAAATGTCAAAAAGTTGAGCAAGATATAAAACATTATAGGGAGGTTGAACAATTTGAAAAAGCGAATATCCTGTAAGGTCAAGTGGATCAAGTTTTTTAGATTTTGAATCATCAATTCCAGTAAATGATTTTGCTAGGCGAGCTGTTCTTCTTTTAAAGTTTGCGCTCAAGCCTTCAAGATCTTGTAATTCATCCCAGGATTTAGTAAATGGATCTTCATAAGATGCTTCCATTTTTGTAGAAAAAAAATCTGATGCAGCTTTAATCTTTATTACTTGACCAGTTTCCTCATCATCAAAGTCATCTGCAATTGTTAGATTAGACAATTCCCTGCCTCATTTTCTGTGTCATGTCTTCTTCAAGGGCCGGAAGATCATACTCGTCTGGGACAAGACCCCATTCAAGTCTTTGTCTTTGATTCTCCCACTCTTCATCGCTGATTTGTCTATGACCTGAAAACCATACGGGTGAACCATCTGGAAAACCATAATGTGAAGCTACTTCTTTTAATTTTTTAATTCTTTTAATATCACCCTTGACAGCGGCAATAGAAAGATGACGGCCTTCATCGTCCATTATTAATTTGCCGCCAGCAGTCTGCCAAATATAAAGTCCATAGGGCACTTCTTCGACTGGTGTTATCTTCATTTTTCCCATATTTATATTTTACCATTTTAATACTCAATTCACAAAACAATTACCATCAATTAACCAATTTGGAAGGCAGAAGCTGTATCATAGTATGCAGATGTACGAATAAATTGATTATTATCTTGAATTGTTACTGCTTGTGTATTATTTGAAACAAAAATATTATATCTGTTTTGTATATCAGATGAAGATGGAGCAGTTCCCCATAATGAAAAATATCCATATGTAGCATTGGCGTTAGCTGATACTCCATTATTAACAAGTCCCCCATTTATGTTAATGCTGCCAGATAATGGATATACATTTGATATGCCTACATGATAATATTCATTTTGTTTTAATAAAAAGGATTTATTGGCAACTGATGCACCATTAATATAAACAAAGAATAGAGATGAATCATTGTATTGCGTTGGGCTTGATCCTAGCTCTAGTTGAGCGGCATCAAAATAAAAATATTGACTTGCAACTGTTGCAGTTCCATATAGGGTTGGCGCTGCATATGTTGCCCCTGCAGGAGAAGTAGCAACAACATTAATTCTTGTCCAACTTGCCGTTGAAATTGAATAAAGTGATCCGGCTGTGGTGGATGCAGTCCCTCCGGTTGGAACACTATAAAACTCTATTGAAGGTCTGTATTGTATTCCTGAATTTCCATCTCTTACATATATTGAAAATGTATATATTTTATTTGGCAATACTGGAATTCTATTACCATCATTATTAAAAAAGTAAGGACCTATAGTTCCCGCACCAGTTGATGTTATTTTGCCAACATAAGAGCCAAATGCGGGAGTAATTTCATTGGTTCTTATTGGAGTTGTTGGAAGGCCACCAACATATGATGTATCAACTTCAAAAGAGGGATTTGGTATTAAGTTGGTAGCACTTGCCCATTGTAAAACAGGGTTTGAGGCGGTATAGTATAAAGAATAACTTGATGTATTTATTAAATAAACATTAGATGCATTAGCTTGAATTGAATCTATTCTCATCCATAAATCTAAACCATAATTTGATGCAGAGTTTGTAGATATAATTGCGTAACTGGGAACAAAATTTAATTCGTCTGGCTTAAAAGATATTCCAAAATTCTCAGGTCTATGAATTATTTTATTGTCTGTAGATTTAATAGAATATGTGTTGTAGGCTGAAGATGTAGCTACAGATAATTTATAATTTAAAGCATCTGAATTAATAAATATATCATCGTATAGTCCAAATTCTAGATTGTTCATTCTTAAAATTTGACTACTTGCTGAAAAATTTTGATTAAATTCAAACTTTAATAATATTTTTTCTTGAGGTATTGAATGATTATAATTAGTAACATATAAATTAGATGTTAGGTTTGCCCAGCTAGAACCATTATCATAGGAAATTTTTGCAGTTAAGTTATCTGGAGTATTCCATTTTATAAAAGAACCATAAGCCGGAGATATTTGTGTGCCTGTTTCAATTTCATATATAGAATATCCATACTGATTTACTGAAGTATCTGATATCAAAGGCATCAAAAACATTGGATTAGTTTTATATGTAGCACTCATAGATACATGAGAAGTTATAACATCGTTATAAAAACCTAAATAGGAATAAAAACTAGTATTATCTATTGTTGCAGATGCATAATTGTTAGCTGCATTTTCTCCAATTACTAATTGACTTGCTGCTGAAAATTGTAGTCCAGTTGATCTATTTGTTTCGGGGATAGTAGATGTTACAGAGGCTGTTTCTCCATATAAATAAATATTATTTGAATCAAAAGAAATACCTATACTTTCTGGAACCGACAATGAAGATTTTGCTGTTGATAATGAAGCAAAAAATATACTGCTTCCATTCATTTCATCAAAATAGTAAGCATAGTATCCTGTTTTTGTAGGAGGATTTTTCTTTAAATAAAAAGTGTTTCTACCATTTACATTTGTAATTGAAAACAATGTTTGATTTGAAGAAACAACACTTGAAGAAACAGTCATAAATATAGATAAATTATTATATATAAATTTGCCAAAATCTTTAAAGTATAAATAGTTAGAAGAAGAAGACCAAAATACTCCACTTGAAGAATTTATATAATAGTCAGAGTTATTTTTATAATAAAAAAGATTATCAATTATTTGAGTCCCTAGTCCTGCATTATCGGTCACAAGATTAAAAATTGTTTTATAACTTGACAATTCTTTTCCTGAAAAAGATTTATAAAGAATATAATCTTTGTTCTCAATAACAGGATTAATATAATCAATTAAACTATTTACTGTAGAAGTAATATTTGGAGCATCATCTAGCATTCCCCAGCGCATATGATTCTTTAATCTACTTGTATCAATATTATAATTATAGAATGCAAGATTATTTAAAATAAAAGATGGTGATGATGAATTTAAAGAATTAATAGAAGATCCATCAATAATAAATTTAACAAGAGATGAGCTAGAAGCTGTTTTTATATTAGAAAAATCATTAACAAATCCTGTTGTAGAATCTTTACCATTTATTAATAAATTAATTTTTCCACTATTATAGGTTGCAACAATGTGAAAAGGCTTATCCATATCTTCAATATAGTAATGAGAGTCTAAATTATTACTTCCCGGCACATTATATCTTAAAGTATTTGTGTTATAGTCATAATACACTCTAGCTAAAGTTGATCCAGTATTTGTATTGACTGCTTTAATAATATTTAATTGATTATTATTGTAGTACCCCGAGCTTGTATTATTTGTAGCATATCCATTTCCAGTAAAGATTCCATTAAAAGATAGCCAAAATTCCATGACAAATATTTTTCTATTTGAATTATTATTAAATATATCATATTTGTTGTCAATCTGAACACTTGCAGTAGGCAAAGAAATTTTTAAAGCTGATCCCGAGTTAATGACTATTGGCGGGGTAGAGATAGAGACATTGCTAGATACCAGCGCATTATTTGAATTTGTTGTTAAATCATTAATGCTTCCACTAGTAATAGAAACTAAATCCCAGTAGCCTATCGGATTATCTGCTAGAACCCTATAATTATAAGACATTTATATTCATCAATACCTAACTACAACTATTCCCGACCCACCAGCGCCACCCCTAGTAGTGCCGTTAGCTGCAGTAGGATATCCGCCGCCTCCACCACCGCCTCCAGTGTTACTGGTTCCAGATCCTCCGTTTGCGGCGTTTAAACCACCTGTTCCTCCACCGTTTACGCCAACTCCCGCAGTATCCGAAGCGCTTCCTCCTGCACCTCCACCACCACCAATTGAATAAGGAACACTGTTAATAGTTATGGTGCTACCTAAACCACCATTACCGCACCTAGCTGCGTTTGTTGCATCTGTTCCAGTCGAGCCAGATCCTCCACCACCACCCGCTCTAGCATTTGTACCAGCACCAGAGAAGTATCCACCGTTGTTTCCTTGCCCTGATGTACCTAACCCAGCGGGGTAAGCCCCGGCACCTCCAGTGCCGGATTCGTAGCCGCCGCCACCACCAGAGCCACCAGAAGTGCCATTTGCTCCACCTCCGCCGCCGATAGCTGTAATATTATTAAATACAGAATTGCTTCCGTTGTTTCCTGTGGCAGCAAGATTTGACTGACCACCACCTGCTCCGACAGTTACTGTGTAACTTTGACCCGGGTTGACTGCATAATAAGAGGCATATACAACTCCTCCTGCACCTCCGCCAGCGCCATAGTCAGAAGTTGCCGGACTTGTTACATTTCCGCCGCCTTGACCACTTCCACCACCACCTACGACAAGAATTTCCACAGCCAGTACTCCAGCGGGAGCAGTCCAAGATGAGGTTCCGGTTGTGGTAAATGTAATAACATTTGAGCCTATTGTTGAAAGTTTTTTCTGACTAGAAGAAACTATCCCTAATGATATCATTATTTGATATTTCCAATCGCTGCCCAAGTATCTATTGCTCTTTTAAATAGTGTTACTGCAGCCCAACTTCCTGAAAAAGAAGCAGATGTGGCGGAAGTAGGAGAGTAAAAGTTTAATGTTACTCCTGTACTTGCTGAAAGAACAGTCGTTCCTGCTCCTGTTTGAATGATATCAATTCTTGCTCCTATTCCAAATCCGACATTAGCATTTGACGGAACAATAAGGTAATTTAATGCTGCATTATTCATTTCAACAAATTTACCTGAATCTGATATAACCAATGTATATGAAGCAGCAGATTGTGCATTTGTTGACTGATTATAAATAACATTTCCTGATGCTGTTATATTGCCGAGTGGGTCTATTGCTACTACTGATGCTGCTGTTGTTGATTGCCATTCTTGTAAGTTTGCCGTTTGTGATGGCGCACCTCTTACAACAATTCCCTGCCCATTTGGGAATGTATTGAATACGCTAATCATTGCGCTAGATGTTGAAATTCCACTATATCCAGATCCTGCAGATATTTGACCAAATGGGCTTATTGAGAAAACTGCAGATGCTGTACCTGTTGAACCATATTGAATTTCAAATGCTGCCGATGCTGCTGTTGTTTGACTAACTAAAACTAGGTTTCTAAATATATTATTCGTTCCTATTCCCAGTGTCATAGTTGCCTGATTAGCATTATTTCCTGAATTTCTAAAGTTTACCTGCCCAAATGAACCTATTAGACCTGTTATACCCCCACTTTGATCTTGAAATTCAATCATACCTGCATTTGAATTTGAATTGTTTCTTCTAATTATAATTCCAGCATTTGCTGATGCATTTTGATAAATAGTTAAATATGCACTTCCGGGAAATCCGGTGGAACCAATTGTAGTTGTAGAGGCTCCAAATGAGCCTAGAATTAATTGACCTGATGCGTTAAATACAGCAATAGCAGATGCATTAGAATTTTGAAATTGAAATAAATCTGCCGCCTGATTGATTGCACCTCTTGATACATATCCAATTACCGCCGATGCAGGGATTGATCTAATTCCCACCGCTGGGGTTCCTACTCCACCTGTACCTCCAAATGTTGTATAGGAGATAGCATTAAATTGACCATAAGAAACCATTGCTTCTTGTGCGCCATTGCTTGCTTGCCATTCTGTTTGAACACCATTTCCACCTGCGGCTCTTTTAATAACAAGGGCGGTTGTGGCAGATGATGTTCCTGTAATAGAAACCATTGCTGAACCCGTTGGATTACTTGAATAAGTTAATGGAGTACTTCCGCCTACAACCAATTGTCCGGATGCATTTATTGTTGATAAAACTGTTGCGGCACTGTTTTGCCATTCTTGCAAGTTGCCCGGGGTTGTGGCATTGGCTTTGACAACAACACCAACCGCTAATGCTGCCGCGTTGATTGTTGCTGCTGTACTTGATGATGGAGATACTGTTATATTTGAAAATGAAGCAGTAGCGGGAAGGGGAGAGTAGCCAGAAGATGCTGAGTATTGAACAGATCCCGCCGTTATTATTCCTTGACTTGCGGAAACTATAAAATTATATAAACCTGCACTTGCTGTTGTATCTCTATTAAAAAGTTCCGCACTTGCAGTGTTTACATATGATTGAAGAGTATAAGAACTACTTGTAATCCCACCTAAACTTGAAGAATTTAATGCAGATGCTGATATAGTAGAACTTGCTGAAATTTGAGCAGATGAGGAAAAATTAGAACTTGATGAAAAATTAGAACTTGATGAAAAATTAGAACTTGATGAAAAATTAGAACTTGATGAAAAATTAGAACTTGATGAAAAAT